GCCCTTGGCGTACCTTCTGCCGTTTCCTCTGGCAGAGACAGGTCAAAGCGCCCCGGCTGGTAGGTTTGGGTGCTGCCCGACACATTGCTGTCGATTGATTCCGTGTTGTTTGCGTAATAGTAAATCGTGCCATCAATATTAACTTCGATCAGCACAATTGACGGATCACCAGAGGATCGGCTGTAAATGTTCTTCAAAAACGAATCGCTATAAGGCATTAGGGTTGCTTCTCCAGAGAGATAGACAGACGCCACATATCGCCGCCCAGCGGCTTTAGGTCATAGGGCTCTGCGAACTGGTAAACAGACGTCCCGCCGTAAAGGAAGTCCGGTTTGTCAAACTCCAACCCGCCGTTGTCCAGATCATCCCGGAAAAACGCGATGAACGTATCGGCCTGGGTGCGATTGATAACATAGGACTCAGACACGTCATGGACAGCCGCCGTGAAGCGGGTTCGCTGCTTTGTCAGGCCGTCCATTCGGCTTCTGATAACAGTGCTCTGTGGGATGTCTGAGAAGCTATCCATGTTCGGGGATTGTGGCAAAGATCCAGGCCAGGTAGCCATTAGACGCGCCTCCCTTTAGATTTCAGATCGAACTGTGATCCCAACTGTTTGTTGTACTCGCCCTTCATTACTTGCTTCCGCACCGTGTTGCGTATCGTGATCTCCATCTGTCGCAGACCTTCAGGGCCTGTTGTCTCCTGTGTCTGGAAATCATGCCCTGATGATGTGCTGGTCTGGTCGTTGATGACAATATTTGTGCCACCGCCGCCAACGCTAGACGGCGTAACTACACCTGAGCCGCCCATGGTAACAACCTCCGGGCCATTCTCGCCTACCATGTACGAGTTTCCGCCTGTTACTGAGCCGCCCATTGCGCGGGCTCCTGAGATGCCGTCTATAAGAGTGTAAGCCGCTAGCAGTGCCGCACCACCCACTACGGCCGCCGCACCAAATGAACCAATAGACGCAACCAAAGCAGCCGGGAGCCATGCGGCGGCAGTGGTGCCCGCAGCGGCCACCGACGCGGCCGTTGACGTGGTGGTTGCTGCGACGCTTGCCGTGGTTGCTACGGCAGCCCCAGTAACAACAGCCGCTGTTTTTGTGCCCTCAGCGGCAACTACTGCGCCTGTCTTTACGCCCTCAGCGGCAACAACAGCGGCTGTTTCCGTGCCGATCCCTGCCAGTATAAGCGCTTGGTTAATGGCCCACTGCACAGCTATTTGTGCAAGTGAATTAACGACGCCGCGCAAGATGGTTTCTGACAACCCATGCATTGCATCGCCAAGGCTTTCAGAATCAAAAATGATGGATTCAAAAGCACTACCAAAGTTGGCGGCAAAGTTATCTATTGCTGTTTTGCTTAGCTCGTCGAAGTTCTGCAAGTTTTCTTGTGCTGATTCAAGGTACTTTTCCCAATAGCCAGCGTTCAGGTCGCTAAGCTCCTTGTTTTTTTCGTCCTCCAGTTGGACCAGCAAGTTCTTCTGCGCCTGCCCGGTCTTGTTTGTGCTGTCGAGGATAATGTCTCGGCGGCGCTCGTATGAGGCGAGGACGGCATCTTCTTCAGACAGCAAGCTGGCTGCAATTCCAGAAGCCTCTGTGTTTATTGATGCCTGTTCTTGTTCTGCGTCCAAGGCCCCCCGGATAGCCTTCTCCAGCGCGACGTATTCAACGGCCTCCGCTGCGGTCAGTCCTTTGTTTTCAAGCATCAGCTCTTTCTTTGTTTCCATGACTGCAATTTCAGCTTCTGATGCTGATATGCCAGCCTCTACCAAGGCGTTTTCTGCTCGCAGGTACTCAAGCTCTAGGAGTAGTGCTGCGGTGGTTTCGGCGGTTGCTTTTGCAGACGCCACACTTGCAGCAGTGTCTTCTTTTCTTGCTTCAGTAAATTCCTTCAGCCTAACTTCTGCGCCGTCTAGTTTCCCTTGCAGTGTTAGCGTTTGTTCTTGAAGATTTCGGCTTGCTTCTGACGCGCTGGTCAGCTCTCTGGCGTACTCGGTTATTCCGCTGGCGTCTACGCCCAGTATTCCGCCGCTTCCACTTGTATTGCTAGTCATCTGAGCAGCATCAGCCACCCGCTTTGCAGCAACTTCAGCAGCGGCGGCAACCTCTTCCATTTCGGTTTTAATGTTTTCAATTCTGAGGCGTAGCGCGGCTTCGCTTATTCCGTCGATTGATTCAGCAAAGGCATCCACCTCGCCGGTTGCCGCCGTTAATTCTGGCCGCACCAGCCCAAGCTCTTCTCGGAAATAATAGAGTGATGCGGCGGCAATAAGTAAAACGCCGACTGGGCCGCCAACGAATGCCATAGCCCTAGAAAGAACGCCGGCTGCTACGGCGGCCGCGCTCATTGCTACCGTTTGCGCTCCAAGTGCAACCCTATGCCTAGCAGATGCTATTGTTGCCGAGTTTACTGCTGCCGTTTGCGCCGTAACAGCGGCGGCATTGCCCTGCGTCCCTGCCGTTGCAGCTACCTCTATTCTGGCCTTTTGAAGAACTGCAAGTGTTGCGTTTTTTTCTGCAAGGGTGCGCCTTACTAAAGCTTGGGACGCTAGGGCCTGCGCGTTTGTGGCGCGGATTGTGGCGGCAAAATTTAGAAGAGATGCCTTGGCATTTGTGACAAAGGCCGCAGTGCCTATCGCCAAAGCCCCTGCCAGCTTACCACCAACAACAATGGCAACAACCGCCGCAGCATCTGCCACCTCTTCTATGTTCTCCGCAACCGCCAGAGACGCATCCCGAAACGAATCCAAACCGTCCAACGCGGCGGGGGCGATAATCGAACCCACGGCTGAAGCGGCTTCGTCGGCGGCGTTTTTAACTAATTGTAATTGAGCGCTGAATGACTCAGAAGCAATGGCCGCTTCTTTGTTCAACGCTATATTTGCATCCCATTCTCGGTTGGCCTGGGATAGAGCATCTGCGAGTACATCCGTTCGAGTTGCTAGTGTCCCGAGAACTTGAGTTGCCCGAACGCCGTTTAAGCCCATCGCTTCCAGGGATGCTGAAACATCTCCGCCAGATTGCTGTATCTGGCCAAGGCCGTTTACAAAATCCTGAAAAACTTTAGCTGAATTTCCGTTGAAGAAGTCTTCGCGCAAGGCGTCACCGGTACGCCCGGTAATTTTTTCCAGTCGCGCTAGTTCATCGCCCCCATTGCGGATCGCGTCATTGATTGCTTGGAAAGAAAGGCCGATCTGTGTGCCGCCAGACTCTGCCTGTACGCCTACCGCCTTTAATGCAGTGGATATGCCAAGGACTTGCGCCGCACTGACATCAAACTGAGAGGTGGACTGTGATACGCGAGTCGCTACGGCCGCAATCTCTGATTCTGTTGCGGCGAAATTATTACCCAGCTGTACGATGGTTGAGCCCAGCCGGTCAACTTCACTGATTGCGGTGCCGGTTACGGTAAGAATCCGCGCAAGGGATGTTGCTGCCTGCTCGCCAGATAGGTCAGACGCCAGGCCAAGCTTGCCCACGGTCTCCGTGAAACGAAGAATGTTATCTGTACCGCTTACGCCAAGTTGGCCTGCACTCTGTGCAATCGCAAGCAATTCAGCCGATGTTACAGGCAGGTCACGAGAAAGCTCCCTGACACTTTGGCCCAAGCCTGCAAGCGCTTGGCCAGTGATGCCGGTGGTTTTGCCAACGCCGATCAATCCGCGCTCGAACTCAGCAAAGGAAGTGATTGAGCTTTTGATGGCCCCGGCTACAACAGCGGCAGCACCAAGCGAAACCAAAGCCGTGCCAAGTCTCTGAACCGTGGCTGTAGCGGTGCGGCCTCGTCCGTCTAGGCGGTCAAGATCGCCGGTGGCACGACGTAAACCTGAGCTATCAATTCGGAAACCCAGGGCTCGCGAGGTCAGTCATTGGCGTGCTCCAAATTTGGATAATGCCGCTTCACAGCGGGGTAGTCTTTTAAAATTCTCTGCGTATTGTAGCAAAAACCCGCGCGTGGCGGGTAATAGTTTACATTTTTAGCAATGCCACGTTCCAGACTTGCGCCTTTTTTCATGTTTGAGCTTTCTTAGATAGTCGGAACCTTCTAAGAAAATTACAATAATGAACATGGCGATTAACATTCCCACTAAAAAATAAACTATGCTTATTGATATCTGTGAATCACACATTGGCATATTCTCCTTTTTGCTTAATTTGATCGACAGCCATAAAGCGCCGAGATATTTCCTCACATGCCGCATAACCGGGAGGCAGACCGATCAACTCTAGCGCAACCCGTGGAATATTGATGGGTCTGGTAGCTAGTAGCCTAATGTAATACGCCATAGCAATGTCGCCCCCATGATCCTTCATTGCGGCATACTTTGTCAGACCCGCGTGCCACTGCATTTCGCTAACTGGTTTCATTTTTTGCTCCTGAAAGTTTATGATTTATTTTTCTTCTTCAGCCTTGTAGGCGTTTACCACCCCTGCAATCACAACGGCCCCGCTCCAAAAAGTAGCGCCAAAAACCGCGCCATTTACGCCACCCAAAAACCATCCGATGCCTGTGCAAAATACAATCATTGCAAAGGGTCCGATGCTGGATTTTTTCGCTTTATCTTTCATATTTACATCCATTTTTGTGTTTTGCCTTATTATTTACTGATTCAACAATAACACACCCTCGCATCATTGCAACACTATAGAACACAAAAAAGCAGGAAAAGCCCGCTAAGCCGTTCCTGCATACTCCCATTACTTCGTTGCTTGCGCCGTCAATTCGGCTGATCTATCACGACTGGCCATCAAGTGGCCCTGCATCGCCTCTATCGTCTCTTCATTTTGCTCAATATAGGGCACGTCGTCTGCAATGTCATTTTGCTCGCCACCTTTGTTCCTCCAGTTAACGTATGCGCGCGACATCTCCATCAGCATTTGAGCGTCCCAGCTAGAGAGCCACGACCCTGTTAGTCGCATGTAACTCTCTATTTCTTGCCAGCTTACAGGGCTGATTGACATGCCACCCTGACCCACGAAACCAAGTTCTTGAACCGCGTTTGCCAGGTACTCCAGCCCGCTGATTTCAGGCGTACACGTGTATGGATGCCCCTCGCCGTACTGTTCAAACCGATTGCGCTTGTCTTCTTTGCGTGATCGGCTTGGGACTGAGTGCATCCAGCCTATCTGCCCAGCCCAGAGCCTCAGTCGCTCTCGCCCGGTTGAGTAAAATTCTCCTGATTCATCACCCACTTCAGGGCTTGCATTCGGATATCTTTGTACTTGATAAACATATCAAGCAAAGCGGCTTCGTCAGCGCCTTCATAGCCGGGAATGTTTTCGGTTTCCAGAGTCATCCGGGAAAATAGGCTGGCGTCTTCGCGCGCAATCTCTTTTGCTGTGCGGGTGTCTTTCTTGCCGCTGGCCTTCATAGCCTTGCGCTGAAACGCTGTCCACGTGCCGGAGTCTGGGCCTTTCAGCTTTAGTCGGAGTGGTTTGGTTGTGCCTTTGTCTGCATAGGCCAAATCGCCGTCAGTGCCGGGCTTGGTCAGGTGCAACCACGAGCCGGACTCGGAAGCGGATTCGGTGTCGAACATTTGTAGGATATTGGTGTTTTCGTCTTTTGCGATTTTCATCATCTCATACCTTGCGACGCATCCAATTTAGGTTGGCGGGCAGACGGTGGATGAAGCCGCTCTTCGGTTGCCCTAGCCCGCCAAAACTGTTTACTCGTTACGCCGCTGCTACGCGGATGATCGGTGTGTTGATTTCAACTTGCACAGTCGATCCGACCATGCTGTTTGCAGAGCCTGGCGCTTTGGTGTAGCTGAAAATGCGGGCACTGTAGTAGTCTACCGAACCGTCTTGATACTCAATTTTAAAACTGTGCTGCGTGTTCTTCGTTGCGCCTTCAACACCAGCGGCAAGAATGATCTGACCGGCGTCAGCGGAATCAAACTCCAAGCCCATGCTTTGCGAGCCGTAGTTGATAAAACCTTTGAACTTCTCGGTGATACCAGTTGCCAAGGGGTTAGATTCAACCACCTGCACATTCGGACCATACTCGGGCAGGTCAATTACTTCGCCAACTTCGACAAACGACGTAATGGCTTCATAGCCAGATTCGGTAAAGTTTGCGGGATCTTCTGCTATTACTGAGAGTTTTGTGCCTGTACTCGTGAGCTTAGCCATACATTACCCCTTATGCCGCAACGCGGACGATGGGTGTATTAATCTCGACCTGAACGGTAGAGCCGACCATAGAGTTTGCGGAACCTGGGGCCTTGGTGTAGCTGAAGATCCGGGCGCTGTAATAGTCAATTGAGCCGTCTTGATACTCAATTTTCACAGAGTGCTGCTGGTTCTTAGTCGAGCCTTCAACACCGTCAGCAAGAACCAACTGGCCAGCGTCTTCAGAGTCAAATTCCAGACCCATAGACTGAGAGCCAAAGTTAATGAAACCTTTGAACTTCTCGGTAATGCCGGTGGCAAGGGGATTTGATTCAACTACTTGAACGTTCGGGCCATATTCGGGGAGGTCAATTACTTCGCCAACTTCGACGAAGGCCAGGAGTGCATAATCTGCGGCGGTAAAAGTGGCGGGGTCTCCCGCTACTACGGAAAGGATTGTACCGGTACTGGTAAGCTTCGCCATGGGTGTGCTCCAAATTTGGATAATATCGTCGTCACGACGAGGGCAGTCCTAGAAACTGCTTGTGGGAGTATACCATATTCGAGGGTAGGGGAAATAGCGGGGAATTGTGAGTGAGGAAAGCCCCGGTGTGGGGCTAGATAAAACAGGGCGTCTTGACATCCTCCCGGCCCTAAGGGGCCGGGATTCCTACAGCTAGACGGCCATGCCCGACCGCAAGAATGTTCTTGGCCGCGTTAACATCGCGGTCGTGAGTGACACCACACTCACTGCAAGTCCATTCTCTTATTCCAAGTCCTGCGATACCTTTCGGCCTCGAATCGGGCAAGCAGCCACAACTCGAGCAGGTTTGGGTGGTGTATGCCTCGTTAACAACCTTAAAAACGATGCCTGCGTGATCGCACTTGTATTTCAGCATTGTTTTTAATTGACCCCAGCCAGCGTCAAGCACTGACTTCGCCATCTTGGTTTTAACGAGCTTTAAACTGCTAACATCTCCAACATAGATTTCACCGAAATGATTGACTAACGTACGGCTAAACTTATGCAGAGCATCCTTCCTACGGTTGGCAATCTTGGCGTGAATCACTTTAACACGATGCTTGTTTCTGGCTCTTTGCGACGTGGCAAGCTTGGTCTCCAGGTCTCGATAAAACCGGCCTGCTTCCAGCTTGGTGCCGTCCGAGCAGACGGCTGTATCCTTTAGGCCCAGATCAATGCCCAGCTTGCCCTGTCCAGCCGGGCGATCCGCCTCAACCTGAACGGCCACGTTGAAATACCAGCGCCCACGAGAATCTTCGTTAAACGTCGCGGATTTAAAGGCGTAATTCGACAAGCCGTAGCTGTCCCAAACCTTGAAATACCGCCCATTAAAAAATACCTGACCACTTCTCCACTTGGCAGCGCCGGTGTTTATCGGGACCCATCCCAGTGAACGGCGCACACCGCCGGACTTGCGCCAGTTTAGCCGCGACTTTTTGAATTGTTTGCGGCGCGTCACATACTCAGCAGCAACGCACTGCAAGGTATGACTGTGCAAGCCGAGTTCTTTTCCAGCTCCCTTGGTGTACGGATGCAAGTCATAGGCGGAAAGAAACAGACCCCGTTCTTTAATGGCTCTGGAAGACAGATTGTTCACATAGTTCCAGACAATGTTTACGCCGCGAGCCATACTATTTAACTCATCAACGTGCTTGTCTTTTACTCGAACTTTTAATGTCTTGGTCTGTTTCATACTTTATTCTCTACGTGTTACTATGTTGCTTACATTAACATAAAGACAACACAGGTGCAACATGTCTAAAACAATCCTGCATATGAAAATTGAAGAAGAACTTAAAGAGCAGCTGCGGCAAATTGCGGATCTAGAGAACCGTTCGCTATCGAATCTAGTTGAGAAAGTTCTCATAGATTTTATCGAGCAAAAAAAGAGCGCTGATGCGCCCCATATATCCATCCCCGCACTCGAAGTACGAGGTGTTTTCGAGGGTATCTGATAAACTTTACTTTAGATATAAAAAAGCCCTGCTTATGCAGGGCAGGTAGTACCGGGCGTCATCACGACGAGCCAATCAACAGTTTAACCCGAATACGTGATGGTGACAATAACCGACAGCCGATCAGCGTCCGGCTGAATCTCAAAGCTCCACGGGCGGCGCTGCACTCTGATCATATTGATGATGGTTGCGTTTTTCAGGAATGCCGCCTTGACTTCATCCGCTGCCCGATTAACCGCAAGAATCCCGCGCCCCGGCCTGTCGAATACGCTCACCTGGAACAGCCCCTGGGGCACCGTGACGTCTGTTGCAGCTAGGCCGTTAT